AAGTGAGACATAAAGAAAAAACCAGGCTGAGAGCGAACGCCGCTGACCAGAGAGAGAGAGACGCCTGGAACAAAAAGGACAAAAGTAGTATTAAACCATCGATCAAATCCGAACTACCAGCATCTGATGGCACAAGAAGTGGTAACTCTGCACCAATAATAAACACTGTAAACAATACACCAGTAACAAATGTGACCAACAATAACGTTAGTGGTGGTTCAGGTGATTCGATTCCTTCTCCCCCAAGTATCATGCCCGGCAATTCATCTAGGTATAACACGGTGAGGTAAATAAAAAACAACACCCACACGATTTTCATTGATCGCATGGGTGTTGCCGTATGAAGAAGACTGGATTGGGTATTATGGGTATGAATCAGTCTTCTAAAATTATTCCGTTTGGTCTGCTATCTTCTCGAAGTAATCCATAGACTTTTGAACATTATCATCCTTCGCAATATCCCCCACAGAAACAGGAGTTTCCTCTTCTTTGGGTTCATCCGTAACCACCGGCTTGTTATCTACCGGAGCAGGTTTCTGATCCTCGACAGTCCCTACAACGCGACTTGTACTAAGCGCCTTTAAGAAACGCTCTTTCAATTCGTTGTATGCCTTGAACTGATCGTCTGCAACAAACGGAGCCAGTTCATGCTGCTGTTTCCAGACAGCTTCTCGCTCTTTGTCTGTTGCGAGTAACGGGGAAACCTTCTGGAATTCCGACTTGTCATAGTTGACATATCCTTCAACCTTGCGAATCTTCAGCTTGAAGTCCAGTCCTTCCCACATATCAAATGGGTTTGACGGATCATCCGCGAACTCACCGTTCTCTCCGTATGATTCTGGTTGCAATTTCTCTTTGATCTTGTCAAAGATTTTCACACCATATGTATACAGAAATACCTTTCCTTCATTTTCGGGATTGGCAGGATCGGTAATAACGTAGATGTTAGAAACGAACTTGAGTTTTCTCTTGCGAGAACTCGCGATCTTTTTGTTGGCATCTAGTTCGGTTGCCCACAGATCACCATTGGCTTCACATGCAGGACATTTCCCACCAATAGTTGTAGGACAATTTTCCCAATACCATCCGCCAAGTCCTTTGAATTGGTGGGAGAAATACCTCGCCCAAGTCATCTCTTCGTTTTTGGCGGGGGGAAGGAATCGAATCACGGCGTATCCGTTTCCGGATTTATCTATACCGGGTTTCCAAAACCTTTCATCGGTGTAGTCGGTTTTCTTACTTTGTTTTTCTAGCTCTTTGGTAAGAGAATCTAGGTTTGACTTTTTCTTCTTTAAATCTGCAAATGACATTTACTTTGTTTTCCTTTTGGTGTTAATCTTATCCACATACGCATTATATAAAAATGTTTTTGTCCACATACTTTCATTGTGTAATTACTTTATTTTGGGTGTCCGTCTATCTCCTTGTGGTTCCATATCAAGTCTTCTAATTCTTCATGATACTCTTTGCTAGGATAATTACCTGTTCGGTTATATGTATTGATTATCCTTGCGAGAATGTCTGCTATTTCCTGTTTAATCTTTTCTTTATTTATACTCATTCTCGTAGGTGCATTTGATCATCGAGCGGCGCCTTGTATGCAACCCCGTATATACGGTCCGACTGTTGCATCTTCATAGTCTCGATCACTATTCCCTAGATCACCGGGGTCAAAGTACTCGTCTGTTATCGACCTAAAATTCTCAATACCACTAGAATTCTTTTCGGATGGCAACTCACCGTCTGCTTTTTCTTTGTTCTCCCAATACAATCTCAATGCTTTTTCTGCACATCTTTCCTGAAACTGTGCGGGAGTATCACCAACACCAGCGACAATGATGTCATCTATAAATTCTGGATAATCACCGAGAAGTCGGTTTGCAAATTTATTTCTTCCTTCTTCCGTCATTTCTCCAAGGCGCACGGCCACATCAACACGACCGGGACGGCTGGACATGCATATAGTAGTGTTATCAGGATCAACCGGAACACCCAACGCGGAATCGAGAGTCTCGATTTGATTCGTCGTTACTGCTAGAAATACTCCGTGAGCAGTCTGAATACCAGAAAGACAGTTCAATAAACAATCAAACGTCAGTCCACCACCAGTTTCCCCAAGGCGATTCTCTCTTCCATCAAAGACGGAATCGATATCTTCGAACAATGCGACACACGGAGACATCGCCTGCATCTGCTTCCACGATGAAATTAATTCATCATTCGACATGGTTGCAATATCAAATACTGCTACAGGAAGATCATAATCTTCTGCCATCGCTCTAACCAAACTTGTCTTTCCTGTTCCCGGTGAACCCCACAATAGAAATCCAATTCTCCACGGTATTGCTTTTTCGAAATACCACTTTTCACTTCGAATCCAACGATCAAATCTATCGATTGCTTCTTGTACATATGCAGGAAAGATGAGAAAGTCCAGTGCTGCTTTGTCTTGTCGAGAGTGTTCTTCTGGTCCGATGTCAGACATTCCCCATCGAAGGATTCTATTTTCCCCTAGAAGAACCTTGCGAGCAATGCTTTCGTCATTGCCGGGTGCTTGCGACGGGTCTACACCGTTGCCGGGGCCACCCATCTTACCGGCGCGTCCTGCGACTGCACCAGAACCAGAGAATACCTGAATGCGGTAGCGTTTTCGGTCAGAGTTTCCTACATCGTTAAGTCTGTTGTAGTATTCCAATGCTTCCAGAAGAAAGTCATCAATCTTCCATGTACCACGAATAAAAGAAACGGATACGGGTCCATCAGGAGCCATCTCTTTTGTTCCGCCGTCCCATGATGTCTTTCCAACAAACAACGGACGAAAACCTTTCCAGAATATAACAGAGTCCCTTCCGAATTCCTCAAAGGCAACAAACTGATTTTTCTTCATAGGACGAACCCATGTCATCGCAGAGCCATATCGTCTTTCTCCAAACGGAGAACGTTTATAATTCTTCCAGCAATACGCACATACTGATGCGCCCATTGCATTCTCAAGATTCACAGTCACTATTACGAGTGATAAAATCTTTCGCCACACAGCGACGATCTTTGCCCACCCCGTAGCGATAATACCAAACACTGCTGCCCCACCCATTAATCCCAATGCACCGGGAATAGCCATACCCATAACTCCAATCATCTTATAATATGGTCACTAAACTCTTCTACAAATGTATTATAGTATACTTTCATGTCAGAGTCAACATATTTTTTGAGGAATGGGATATATTTTTTGCACTTGGCTGATACATCATCCCACAATAAAACATTAGAGCCACCGAGCAGTTGGTCATATTTGGCATGAAGCCCAAGAGTTTCTAACATGATCGCAAGAAACTCCACACTAACATCTCCACTCCAATGCATCTGAATAATTTTTGGTAGATCAAATCGCTCGACGATAAAAATATCTTTCAGGTTTTGGTCTTGGTCGTCTAGCATATCATGTAATTGTTTGCACTCTTGGGCAAACAAATACGACATAGCTTGGACTCTACCCAACCACTGACTGCAAATAGTGTGTGATTCCGTTGACAAGTCTGTTACCCAAAACTTATCAATGGTATCTGATTGTATGATGTTGCTCACTAAGTAATCTTCTATCGCGTCCTTAGTGATGTACTTCTTCTGTATTCGCCGAAAGAATGATTTGTCTCGGCGCTTGCTGTATGATTCGGGCGAGGCTTTTACCTTGCCGTGATAGCGGAAATAGTCATACTTCTCGCTGGTGAAATGTAACTTGATTGCAAGGAACGTAACATATGCGCGATACCCATCTTCTATTACCATCATATAGGTAGCTTTGACGTTCGCGGCAGCATATTCATACCAGACGCTTCCGTTTTTATCTTTTCTTTGGTTGGATTGTCTAAGAACCCAGCAGCAACAGCAGGCTCAATCTCAAACGACTCACATAACTCAAGCACCGCTTCTGTGTAGGTCATATGTGAATCGTTTCTGATTAAGCGTGCCAGTTGTATATTAAACTTTTTCTCGATCTTTTTGAACAGCATCGTATATCTCCATTAATAAAATTTGATCTGACGGCGGTTTACCGATAGTTTTCGGTTCAACTTCTCGTCCACAGTCCTTTCTTGTGATGTCATCGGCTGATAACTCCACCCAATATATCTCATAGACAATACTATCTTCAAGTGCAAGGAAGTGATGATACTCCCCATAACCCACACAAGTCGAATCACCTGCACGTAATACTGTAGTGTCTGTAAGGTCATAGTCATTTTTCTGTACATCGACATGCACAGAACCAGACTCCACATAAAACATATTATGCTTATGATCGTGAAGATGAATTGAACATCGATATCCTGCTTTCGCTATGATACGATTTATCTCCACGTTATTTTTAAGAAATATGGGTTGGTTCTCTCCCCATACCTTCCCGTTCTTCACACTCATCGTTGTATCTCCAAATGATATTTAAATTCGTTGTCTCGCTGATGATTCAGATGAATCTGGTTCTGGGAAAACCACTCTGGTAATTTGCGTTTGGGGTTGTCTCGCGACACCCTTCTCCTAAATGCCATATCAGTTCTACCCTTTTGTCCTTTGGCTCCTTCACCGAACCACCGACCATCATTTGCTTTCTTCACATAAAATCCGCTGTGAGGGCATTTTTCCATATTAATCAACTGAAAGAATCCGGCTCCTACGTTTCCTCTTTTGATCTTATCCAAATTGTTATCGCATTGTTGCCACACATCTGGTATTATACACGGATAATCGAATAAAGTCAAGAGTTCATTTGCTTGTGGCTGCGGATTGGAGTATCTTCCTGCAATCAACATGTATGGAGCATCATAATGATTTGGTGTAATTTCATCGATCAGTTTATTAAAAAACTGTGGATGGTAGACCATATCCGTATCGGCAAACAAAAGCCATTGAGTGTCGCATCGAGCGATCTGAGCATTACGAACATTTCCGCGATACTGAAATGTCTCTGCATCATCCCACACATCATGATAAACACGTAGGTTTGGGAAGAACTTGCATCTATGTTTTTCAATAACCTGCTCGGTAGTAGGCGTTCCATTGTCTTTGAGTGATGCAATATCAAAAACTATCTTGGGAGAATCCTCTTGTGCAACAAGACTACTCAGCATCCAATTCAGCCTGTGTTGAAAATTATGTGTCTGCACTGCTATTGTGATCATGTTTTAAAAACAACCTCTGAGTTTGCTCGTTCTCCCACGACAGTCCACCCATAAGTCTCTTTAGCCTTCGTGATAGACTTTGTTACACCACGAAAGTATTTCCTGTGAGCGTTTGTTTTCTTGTCTGCGTAGTCATGAAAGCCGATATAATGACATCGATCTTTCCAATTGTTAATATCAGAACTAACAATCTCACTTGTATGCCCACCATCGATATATACAAAGTCCCACTTCTCGTCAGATTCTAGCTTGTAGTCAAATGATTTAACTGCTTCGGGATCAAGTGAATCGGCTTCGCCTATGATGTTGTGTATTCCGTGGTAATCAAACCATGGTTGCATCACATCATCAGTAAGCGACCATCGGACAATATCAAGACTTAGAATCTCTTCTAGTTCTTTCGCACCACATCCCATTAGAAACGTATTACCCCCAAGGTTCCGTCCTATCTCCACGATGCTTTTTATGTTGTGTGTTGATAAGAATGTCCATATCGCTTGTGCTTCTACTTCGTATTGTCCGTTAGCAGGTTTACATATATCATATGCCGCCTGAAATGTTTCTGGTCTTTCAAGAGACTTAAAGCCCGTTTCCATCTTTTGCCACTGCCTAAATCTCCACTTGGATTTGTTAGGCTGTTTCGTTGGATGATCCGGAAAGTATTTTTTATAATCACTCATGTCTTAGTCCATCTTCAGATTCAGGATCGGTTGCGTGTTGGAATACCATCGTATTGAGATAACAATGCATATTCAATCCCGATGCACCTATGTCGTGTGCAAACTGCATGGACATATTGTGATTATAGAACCACGCTTTCCCTCTTCCATATGCAGTAATCTGATCTCTCCAGTGTGGAGTCCAGTGGCAGTTGATATGACCTTTTCCTCGTTGTCCGGGATGTGCTGCGCCAAAGAACAACAATCCGTTTTCAGACGGAATTCCATCCAATAGGGAGAACAACATAGAATCTAATTCCAGATGCTCCGCTACTTCCTGACACACCACGATATCAAATTTGTCTGCTATTGTTACCGGAGCAGCGGAAAGATCGTGTTGTATTAATTCTGCATTCTTTGGCTGCCACATCTCTTTGACATGTTCGCTTACTTCAATACCAGCAAGTCGTTCAAATTTACCAAGGGACTCAAATGATTTTAACAATGCTCCACAAGAACATCCAACATCAAGAACACTAACTGGCGGGTGTGCTTCTTTTCTTTGATTCAAATATATGTCGCGCATGGACCTAGCCATCACATCATAACGTGGTTCGTTTATTTGTTTGCTGTGGTAACCTTTACCGGCATGTTTATCAAGATTCTTCATTTTTAATTATCCACCATGATTTGGGTCTGTCTGTTTCGGTTACTCTTATTTCGTCTTCCGGGAATCTAAGTTTTACTGCTTTCTTGACGCCTCGATATCTCTTCGAAGTATAATCATGCCCGGCAAGAATCCCCCCCGGTTTGACAATTTTCAACCATGCATCGATGTCGGCTTTTACATCTGCAAAAGTATGACCAGCATCAATGTATACGAAATCTATCGAGTTGTCTTTAAATTGGAGACTGGCTTTCGGTGTATTTTCCCGTATCAACACCGGCTCTCCCCCATGCCAATCTTCACCCCACGAGTCCAATGCCGCGTCGAGCTTGTCCTGCACAAATTGCTTTACCTTGTCTCCGTCATATTCTTCTACCCCAATACGATTTTCACATCGGACTTTCGTTGATGTAGACATCCCCACACAAGTCCATGCATCAACTCCATAATATGTTATATGTGGACACTTTGATACTAGATGCTCTGCATACACACCCATATGGACCCCAACTTCTACGACGGATTTCAAGTTATAATCATTTATGACTTCTGTAAAATCATCTCTATGTCTTACTATTATATTTTCTAGTGGTTGTACCATTTTCGCATATTAATCCTGTTAATTGATTTTGTTCCGTGTAGTTGTGCTGCTGCATACCATGTGGTTGTGTCCTGTGATGGTATCGGCAACCTGTCTCCGCATTTCTTCGCCAACTTACGAATAAACTCCATGTCTTCAATAGAACAGATGGTCTGAATCCTCTTGTGACCATATCGCTTACTGGGATCGATGTTCTTCTCAAACAGCGGAGTTCCTCCCCACCAATCGTCTAGTCTATTCAGCCAATGAGAACTTCGATCCGGGTCGCCCTTGACTCTCGTATATCCCCATCGATGACTTGTGATTTTATATTTCTTGTAGTTGGTCGCGTCCCAATCAAATCCGATGGATGTATCTTTGATACGACAGTCTGCATCCAGCTTCATCATGTATTTCGTTTTCACATGCTTTGCAGCACCAAAGATAAACGACGAAAGCATTCTCTCTCGCACGTTGTCGCCTGCCGCATCATGACTCCATCGAACGACTTTGACGTTCTTATAGTCATCGAGAAACTTTCTCTCTTTCCGACTTGTCAGTGAATTGACAAACACAATGAACTGTTGTTCACGAAGTCCCGGAGATTTCATCCAATCCTTCATGTTTTTTTCAAGTGTTTTGATATATCCTTTGTCTGCGGCGGTGACGATGGTCACATCCTTCTGAACAATATCCTTCAGGTATTTCCCAAATCGTTTATCTTTGTATGCTTTCCCTAGTTCATTGTAGTACGGAGACTTGTTTCGCATTTCCCAATACGTTCTCTTCCATACTTCACATGCCGGATAATGCTGTGCATGTTTTCGTCCATGGTAATGAAGAATAGCAGCACCTTCAACCGCACCAAACTTTCCTGATGTATTCCATTTATGGTGTGCAGTGTGTTGTTTATGTTGGGGGATCAAT